TTCCGCTCCCTGCGGGAACTGCTCACGCTGCGGGCAAACGATATGGTCGGAAGAGGGCGAATAGTAGGCACTGTCCGAATACTGCACCTTGATGGGGCAATACCAATTTTGCAGACAGACAAGCTCGTCCAACGCCTCGTAAATCATCCCGTCCGAATAGTCTTCGGGCTGCTCCCCCTTCTTCATGCGCTCGTAGCGTTCGGGGTATTTCCCTGCAAAATCGGTCTGGTCGATGTTGAAGACATTGTAATACTTCATCTGCGGGATGACCTTGTAATTTTCCTGCTCGGCTGCGGTCAGCTTGCGGTATTCCTCGTACTTGATTGTCTTTTTCGTTTCCTTGTGTACCACGAACTTAAACCAATAATAAACGGGGAACGAGCGTGCGCCCTTGCTGACGCTCAAGTCCTCCTCTTTCGCTTGGTTGAACGTGAGGAACACGGGCAAAGTGAATTTCATGAACTCGGTGTAGAACAATAACATCAAGACATTGCCGCCATTATAGAGCGTCCCTCTGATATTGCGGGGCAAACCTTGTTCAAGGCTCGTTATCCACGGTTTTTGCCAATCCGTTTTCAGGCACTCGATTTTCTTTATCAATAACTCGGTGAACATCGGTGCAATTTTTTCGATGGTGCTGTTCGTTGTTGCCATAACTCACAAATTTTAATCGTTATTACTCTGTTTTCATCGCTTGTCGCCCCAACCATTTTTTCCCTTGGCTGATTGGGAAGAACATTGACAATCATTGATAGCGGAAAAGGTGAATGGCAACCATCTGAAAAAATGGTAAATACTACCCGCAGGGTGGAGATTTGGCATTTTTTGCGGATTTGCTTTCACCTCCGCCTACCTTCGTCAATGTTTTTCCAATCAGCTTAGGGAAAAAATGCCCTGTCAGTCATTTCAGTCAATGGTAAGTTACTTTCCGGGTGCAGGAAAAAGAAGCCTTCCGGAGAGCCGGGAACACCCGTTTCCCAAGGCAAGGAGATACGGACGGGAGAAGTATATGGGAGGATGGTCAGCTTCCGGCTGCCGGACAAACACCGGGGAACTCTTTCGGGCGGGACGGGGACACGGGAAGTTTCGGCGAACAGCCGAAGCCCCGTGTGACGGCACGGACGGATGTGTTCCGTTTGTCCTTCCGCCCCGATGTCCGGCTTCGGCCATGAAGTATCACGGAATGGTCGGAAACGGACGCCGGGACGGGACAGCCCGTGCCCAAGGTTTAAGTGCAAGACAGTGAAAGCCCTTTCACCCACGTTAGGGATTGCAGGGGAAAGCCCACAGCATAGCGAGGACTTGCAGCGGAAAGCCCGACCCGAAGGGAACGCCCAAACAATCACCCGCAAAAACTGCTTTTGAGCATACCTTGAAAAAAAGACGACCGGACGCTCCGAAGTTTTGTCCTTATGATATATATTTGTAAATGAGCGAAAATATACAGTGGAAAACGTATATAACTACATATTATAAACAATATGAGAACTATAATTATATCACTTATACTGTTATTTGTGTTTCATACCGTATATAGTCAAAAATATTCATATACGGACACGAACATTATTGTTTGTGATGGAGATAGCACCTATCTTTTCAAAAACATATTATACCCTTCCGTATCATATTTTATGAGTTGTGATAGTTTGAATTCTGATTTGGCTTACATACATTACGAAAATTGGGCATCTTCAAGAAAAACGGAGTCAATCTTGCAAATTAAATATGAGAAAGGGAGCCTGTATGTTATAAGTGAGTTTTTACAAATAAATATGTCCCCCGAAATAGAAAAGTACGGAACAGCCCCGATATTTTTGATTACCGGCAATCGTAAAATCAAATGTGGCAATTTACCGTTGTCAGATACTGGTATTATTGACTGGACGAAATATCACAACTCAAAGGAAAACGAAAAAAGGTGCTTGGTATTTGACAAAAGAATGACATTCAAAAAAGAATTGTTCTTTAACCAAAAATTGGTATTTGATGAAAGACTTTTCAGGCTGATAAGTGATATAAAATTAGAATAAGTTTATAATAAATGGCTCAACCTCCCCTAAAGGTCGGTTAGCCACCAAATATTATATTTAGAATGAAGAAACGGGACTATAAGGAACAAGAACGACAACGGCGCTATTATTTCTTCGACTACTTGTTCTGGTTGGGAGAAATGGCACAGAGGCATTACAAGGGCGAGCCAAGACGCCCCGACGGGGAGTCCATGCTGATGCTTTGCAGCATTATATTTATCTATGAGCCGATATTCCTTACAACCGCTCATTTCCTTTTCGGCTCCACAGTATTTGAATGGTTTACAGTCGCCATGATAGCCGGAAGCGTCGCAATCCTCCATTATCTATCGAATGGTCGGATATACCCGTTTTCACGAAGGGAAGCGGTCATGCAGCACTATGAAGGACGCAGATTCAGCCCCTTCAGATGTTACTTCTTCCTGTTCTCCCTCGGCTTTCTGATTATTGCCGAAATGTACCTGTTGCCAAGCACACTGATGCGGATAGACGGGCGCAATGCGGAGCCGGTGGAGAACACACGGACGGAACTTCCGCAAAGGTGGAGGGATTACCTTGCACTGCATATCACGGTAGGAGCCCGTCAGGAAGTACCCAGCGAAGCCTTGCAATATCTGATCGATCAGGACAGTCGCACATCCCGATACGGGCAACCGGTCTATGTCATGCAGGTAAGGGAGGAAGATATGGGAGGAGAGTTCCGTGTAGGGCTATTGAACCATGCCACCTTTGATGAAATCCAAGACGGCAGCCGGAAATTTGTCGAATGTACATGGGTCAAGGGATATACGCCGGACAGCATAAGGGTACTGCTGACCGGGTGGTACGAGGTGAGAAACACCGGGCTTTGTCCAGTCGATTCTTTGGAATGGACGGAAGATATGGAATTTTGAATAATCAGCAACATACCCAATAAATAGAATGAAGAAATCTATCATAACACTGTTTTTAGCGGCTGTATCCGTCATGAGTTGCGAATCGCCCATGCCGCCGAGCGACGAGGAAATGATACGCCACTTTGCCACGCACGAGGCGGCGTTCCGCAAGGTGTATGAAATCATGGCAGAGAGTTCAGAAGGCAGTTTCCACTACCCGCCGCTTTCTCCGGAAGAGGTCATTATACTTGATTCAACAGAGCAAAGCGATACATCCCATGAAACGAATGACGAAGAAGACCTCCCGGTATATGGGCTGCTGAAGCCAGACCGAATACAGCTCGATTCCTTGTTGTCAGAGATTGGATGCGGTCTTGTCCTTGTTGACCGCAGGGAATGGGAAACGGCGGATTCGGTATATGTGAGCCTCGTTATGCCGTACTATTCCCACGGCATCGTGGATGCGGGAACATCCAAGAGTTTCGTTTATGATCCCGGATTGAGAAGCCGCCGGAACATCCGTATCACCGAACACGGCGACCTGAACGAGATTTACCGCAGGACGTACAACGACACCACGCTGTACAAGCCCGTCAAGGGAGACTGGTACATCGAGTTAGATCATTCACGATAACCTGAATGTGATTGATGATACAATCTATTTGTACCTAAATAATTTAAATAGGAAAATGAAAATATTTATTTCTTTCATAATGAACATAATTCTTTGCATTGCGTATTGTCTTTGCATAGATATGGTCAATATATACAAACCTATCGCACACATGGATATTTCAATGGGAATCCTTTTTCGGATAGGTGTCATACTCATGTTCCTGACTTTATTGATGGGTATGCTGGCTGTGCGGTTTACCAAACGGAAATATTTAATGGCACTTCCAATGATCATCCCCATTTTGCTATGGAGTGCTTATATAGGGGTCTTTCCTTATCGGTCGTTCGCTTATATGGGAATATCCGTCCTGATTTATCTGACATACATGGCAATCTTATGGTATTACAACAATAAATCACCAATAAGGCAAGAAAGTAAAAATATGGCTATAAAATTGAAGCGGCATAAAGGACTGACAATAAAAGAGAAGAGCCACTCCAGTGCTGAAAGTCGGTTATGAGTCGTCAATGGCTGAATACCATACATTGAGATTGGATTGAAATAAAAATGAAAATTCTATATTTTATGTGCCTTAATAATTGTAAAGTATGAAGATAGCTGAAATGAAAGTCGGACAACTGATTGCATGGGTAATATACTTGCTTATGTTTGCTCTTGTCCTGATAGGACCGAACCAATATATTATGAGCATAAATGTGATTAATGATGGTCCGGGAGATGCTGTGGACGGATTAATGGCGTTTATCGGCTTTGCAGGAATCTGTGTATTGTTCGTATTCTTTGATCTTATTTTTCACTTGTTATTCCATCACATAAGATTCAGGTTGTCCGCTATCATACTATTGCTATTCAATGGAATATATAAAGCATACGAGTATTGTTTCTTCTATTCAGGATATGAAGGAAAGTATCTAACTGAAGATAGATATGAAAGTGTTCCTACGGCAGATGACTTCGTGTTTTTTAGTGAGGTAAACGGTATAATAGCATTGTATTTAGTTATAATGATGTTACTTAGTAAACTTTTGGGATATTTTACCCACGTTAGGGATTGCAGGGAAAAGCCCACAGCATAGCGAGGACTTGCAACGGAAAGCCCGACCCGAAGGGGAACGCCCAAACAACCATCCGAACAAACTGCTTTTTGACAAGGATTGCATTTATGGAAAAATACGAAGTATATTATAGTGAGTCATCCTATTTTGTTTTTTAATACAAACAATACGATTTCACCCAATAACAAAGTCAAAAAGCTACCTATCCAAAGATAATAACCTGTTGACAAATGAAAAACTCCAAGAGTGCTTTCAATGCCCCGTTCCGGGTCTACGAATGCCGGATTATTAAAAAACAACGGAAGCATAGCCAATAATATGCTGACTATAATAAGTACATATAATAATGAAGTGTTCTTCCCCGACAAGTACATATTAATAGAAAATCCATAAGTGATATTAGCCAGCCATGCCTATAAAAAAGCTTTGAAGACCATTTTACCAAAAAGATTTCAATCCATCCTCCGAGCAAATATGCCCATCCGGGATTTCTCTCACCGCCGGCAAACACATTGGCACAACATGCTGATATATAAAGCAATAAGCTGACTGCAACCATAATTGCTTTTTCCATATTCATCTTCATTAATTTATTAGCCAATTCTAAAGCATAAATCAATAAAAGAACGATAGGAATTATTATTCTCCAGTTTATATTCATCTTATGGTCGTTTATCTATATCCTATTTTCAGATTCAATCAATATTTCCCTTCTATTCCATTTTCTTTACGGGCTTGTGCCATTTCTTCCCGATTATCTATAATATATTGTCGCAGTTCAGATAATTCTTTCGCTATTTCTTCGGCTACCGCAGCTTGTTCTGTTTCCGGTTTAAAGGTAAGTTCAGGATAAGCCAATCCGACATAGCCGCTTTTGGGACCTTCATCAATAACTTGAGCAAGAATTTCAAGCCATTTATCCGGTACACCACCTGCATAACCGTTAATCCATTTCCCAGACAGTTTATTGAATGCCAATTGCGCCTGACGACATTCAAATGCAGGTTCTCCTACACCCCCTACATTTTCTATCATACGGGCGTAAAGGTTTCGGCGGAACTGTGCCGTATAAAACCAATAAACGGCATCATCTTTTTGCCCTAAGTCATAAAATCTAATCGCCAATACATAGAGCGTTTCAATGGGAGTATTATCTATTTCTGCTCGAATTACATCAGCCGTGCTTTGCAGTTTTTTTACATCTTCACTTTTCAGCACATCGCTAAACTTCCCCACTTGAATTGTAAAAGGTTCAGAATTATACCACGGCTCAACATAAATGGGCATTCGCTGAGATTCATTATTACAACTTACCAGACAAAACACTGCCGATAAAACTGCAAAAGCTATTCTTATCATCTTCATATTTTTTTTGTTTTTTGGAATGGATGATTATTTCACTTTCATTTTCAATAGATACACACTACATTCAGTTGTCTCTTAGGCAAATATAAAAAAAGTGCGGTATATTACGAACGGCACACTGTACTTTTTTCGGTAAATCGGACAGGATTTAACATTTATAGCCCATCCTCGAAAGCGATGGTCTTGGCAAGGAACAAGCCGATGACGAACTTCGCCCCGTACCCGATCAGCTTGCGCCGCAGCGCTATGAAAGTAGCCCCGGTAGTAAGCACGTCGTCCACGAGCAAGACGCACTTCCCCCTGAACCGTTCGGGGTGGAACTCCAGATTGGCGGTGCGGTCTCCGTTCCCGTGCGTGCCCTTGAATTGCGCCCGGTCATAAGCGACGGTTATCGCCCCGTACCCGTCGGCAACCCCCATTTCCGCCGAGAGCTTGCGGCAGAACGCCTCGTACCGGGTGCGGTGCTTCTCCCGTGTGGATGCCGGGACGGGAACCAGCACGGCACGGTGCCTGTTCTCCTGAATCGCCCGAATGCGGCTGGCGGCGATGGAGAAGAGCTTGACGAAAAGGTCGGTCTGCTCGCCGCTCTTGAAACGCCAGACAGCGTTCGATACCTTCTTCCCCTCGAAAGTGATCTTGTCGTTCCGCCGGACGGGGCAATAGTCATAAAGGTATAGACACAAGCTGCCGTCCAAGCGGAAGAAACCCTGAAAGCGGTTGTCGAGCGGAAGGAACGCCTTGCGGAAACCGTTGAAGAAAGTGAATACAAGGATGTTGTTCCAGAAACGTGCCTCGTCCTCGCTGCCGGAATCGAGCCTGTACATGAAGCCCGCCAAGTTCCCGCTCTCGTACAAGCCCATGCCGATGGTCAGGCGGCTGTTGAAGTCGGTCTGGCTGACGACGTACCAGCCGCACCGGGCGAAATGCTCCTCGTAGCCGGAACGGGTCTCCAGCAGGAAATAGAACTTGCCGTCGTCCTCGAAACGGATGACGTACTCGCAGCGCAGGCGGCGTGCGATCTTGCCCAAGATGCGGCTCTCCTCCTCGATGACCGCAGGAGTGGCAAGGAAGGTGTATTGAGCGATAAAGACAGCCTCGTCCATAGTGATGATGTTTGGTCGGTTACAAATATGCGAAATGTCCGGCACACGGCAAGCGGAAAGGGCGGAAAATATGCGGAAGGGCGTGCGGATATGTAGAGCTTCTCCCTGCTTTTCACCGCCCGGAACGTGACAAGGCTACAAACGTGAAGCAAAACGAGGACAAGCGGTACGGTTTTGATACACGGATATATACAGACCGGTATATTTGCAGGGAAGTATAACAATAAAAACATATCGGGACAATGGAAATAGTAAGCATCGAGAAAAAGACCTTCGAGGAGATGAAGGAACGGTTCGACTGCTTCTCTCAGCACGTGAGGGAGCTTTGCGCCCGCTACCGCCCGCCCGAAAAGATGAACTGGATGGACGGGGCGGACGTGTGCGAGAAATTAGGCATCAGCAAGCGGACATTGCAGACCTACCGTGACCGGGGGCTGCTGCCGTACAGCCAGATCAACCACAAGATTTACTACCGGACGGAGGACGTGGAGGCGTTCGTGGAAGCCATGAGCCGGGAAATGACGGAGGACGAGTGAGATGGAAGTGATCACAAGGGACACGGAAGAGGTACGGGCGTACTTCGAGGCACTGGAGGAAGGCATGAGGTACCTTGACACGGTAACGGCGCACTTCCGTCCGGCGATGAACGGCGAGGTCTATCTCACGGGCGAGGACGTGTGCAGGCTGCTGCACATCACGCCGAGAACGTTGCAGGACTACCGCACGCAACGGCTGATCCCGTACATATCGCTGCCGGGCAAGACGCTCTACCGCCAGTCGGACCTGCTGCGTATGCTGGAGGAGAACTACGTGGACATGCGCCCAAAGCGCAAACGGGGGAAAAGTCCAACATAAACGCACGGGGGTGTGCATCGGGAAATGCAGCAAAGGCAGGGACACCGCATCGGAAGTTCCTGCCTTTGCCGCATTCTGCACCGGGGAAAGGCGTCAAGCCGTTTCCCGGAGGGAGCGGCGCACCCGCTTCCCGTCCTGTTTCCTGTCCTTCTTCTCCAGCACGCTCCGCTGCATGGCGGCGAGGTTGCCGGAGATCGCCCGGAAATCGGAGCTTACCATCCTGTTGGTCACCTCGGCGTAGATCTGGGTCGTGGAAATGTGCTTGTGCCCGAGTATCTTGGAGAGCGCCTCGATAGTGCCGCCGTTGCAGAGATAGACGGTCGTGGCGAAGGTGTGGCGGCTCAGGTGGAAGCCGATTTCCTTGTGGATGCCGCAGGCTTTGGCTATCTGTTTGAGGTGGGTGTTGCACACGCTGTTACTGGGCATGGGGAAGACAAGGTCGCCCCCGGCAAGCCCCCTGTACCTCTCTATCAGCTCCTTGGCAATCTCCATGAGGGGGACGTTGCTCGATACACGGGTCTTGGTGCGCCGGGTGATGATCCATTCCTCGCCGTCGAAGTCCATGCGCTGTATCTTGTCATGGGTGAGCGTCTTTATGTCAATGTAGCTAAGCCCGGTGAAACACCCGAAGAGGAACATGTCCCGCACGAGGCTGGTCTGTTTCTTGACGAACACGGCGTTAGCCAAGGTGCGCAGCTCCTCCTCCGTGAGATAGCCCCGGTCGGTCTCCTGCATCTCAAGGCTGTACTCTCCGAAGGGGTCGGTGCGGACGATTCCACGCCGCCACGCCTTGTCGGTCAGACTGAGCAGGGGCATGGTGTATATCCAGAGGGTGTTGGCACTCAGCCCTTTCTCCACCCGCAGGTACTTGTCGAAATCGCTGATGATCTCCTTGGTCAGCTCCTTGTAAGCCATGTCGGTGCGCTTCTTCTTCTCCCAAAGGAAGGTCTTGAAATGGTTGTAAACAGCCAGATACTTGTTGTAGGTGGACTTGGCTCGCTGCCCTTTCTCCACCATCGCCCCGAACTCCCGGTTCATGTTCCCGAAGTCTTTGAGGATGCAGTTCTCCATCACGCCGACACCGAGGAAGGCGTTGCGCAGCTTCTCGGCGGTAACGAAATCCTCTTCCCGGAGGATGCGGTGGTAGTGGTTGGTGAGCCGGGCGGAAACTTCCTTCAGTTGCCCGTTTATCTCGTTTGCCTCGGCGGACTTACCTTTTGCCTTGCCGTTCTCCCAGAGGTTGGGAGTGACGAACAGCTTGGTTCCCACCGCCTTGTCATCTCCGTCAACGGAGATTTTCACCATGATAGGGGCTTTACCGTCCCGGTTTCTCACTGCGGATCTCTTGATGTAGAACGAGGTCGCAAACGTACTTCTCTTTGTTTCCATAACTCTAAAATTTTCGTTTCTAAAGGTAGTTACTTATTTCTTACCAAGAGCTATGCAAAACAAGGCAAAGCAATGAAACAGAACTCATTATGCCGTATATACCCCGTTTCGGAACCGGTAGCTGTTTAGTAGCCGAACTTTGTCCGAAAGGGGTGTTTTCAGGCATTTTATGCCGAAGCCTGCTTCAACCCGCCCTGCATACAAGATGCTGACCTGCATTTATTTATGTAGAACTTTGCTTTTCTTTGCGCCTTATGCCGATTTTTTATTGGTAAATGTGTACCACTTTGCCGTAATATTCATAACAAAAAACGAGAACAGACTACGTTCCATACTTTCTGTTAAAGCTTCATCAAACGAACTTGATACCCCCAACGAAAGCTGATATATCCCCTCTCTTTCGACTTCGTTAAGAAGTATTTTTTTCAAGCTATTACAAGCAGTGTTTTTGCTTTCATTCCAGAAACGCTCCAACATACTCTTATCCTCATCCGTTGTGAAAATACGGTTGTATGCGAGTTCGTCGTTCATTTTAGCCCCGGTATAAGATGTGGTCTGTGCCACTTCTTCATATACACTTTCTTTATTGACGGTTAAAGCAATATCTGTCATAATCAGAGATTAAATAAGTTATACGATAAACCTACACTAAGACATGGGGTAAACCGAGGTGCCCCTCTTAATGCTACCCCATACCCAACTTGCAAACTGATACCAAGCCGTTTTCTCTTGGGTTTAGGGTAATTACCGGTTATGGTTAGTACATCATGTTGAGAAAAGAGTATCAAACTATCAAGTTGAGGGTTAAAACCACTTACATACGCCCGATATTTATCCGTCTCGTACATCTTCTGCATAATAGGTATTTCAACTTCAACACTATCTGTTTCCCCATTTGACAACTTGGTCGTATCTGTTACTGTCGGTTCTATACTATCCCGTTTTGCAGTGGGAAGCACCTGCGTGATGTAGTTAATAACAGTACTATCCCTCGGCACAGGCTTGTAGTACGGTATGGTATCGACAAAGGTTATTTTTGTGGTATCATTTATCGGTAACTTTTTATTCGATGCACAAAAACGCACATTGAAAAGCAGCGATACGATAAACAATACCACAAATAATATTGCTGCAATATCCTTAAGTCGCTTTACCATATTTCTGAACGTATCTGATTATTGCATCTACATGCGTTTTAATGATGGCTTGCTTCCCCTTATCGGAATATAGGTATTCAACATCTTCCTTATTGTCTTGGAAGAAATTTTCCGTAAGAACAGCCGGACATTTGGTTTTCACCAAAATGTAGAAGTTCTCTTCCCAATCTGGATCTCCATCCGAATTATCCCTACGGATTTTTTGTCCGGCAAAATTCTGTTCGGCTTCCTCGTATAACATAGTGGCCAATTCATCCGATTTTGTTTTACCTTTTGAAGTATATGCCGACCAACCTCTTGCACTCATCCATTCGCCATTTCCCGCAGCATTGCAATGAATAGAAACAAGCAATACATTTGTTGCCCCATACCGTGCACAAATCTCATTCACACGTCTTGCTCGTTCTGCCAATGGCACATCTACTGTCTCATGCACAATACGCTCTACATCATATCCTTTCGCACGCAAGGCTCGTTCCACAGATTCTGCAATCTCGCGTGCATAAAGGTATTCTCGTAATTTCCCATCAGGAGAACGTTTGCCCGGTGTATTTTCCCCGTGTCCATTATCTATTAATATTTTCATAATTAACTATTTAAGCGTTGATAAAAGTCCGTTTTTATATTGTCGTATGCAAGTTTCACATTGGTATAGGCACGTGCATTATTTTCTCCATCCTCATTATAGATTTCACTTTCAACTACACTCACCACATCTTCCACCCAATTCTCATTACAATATTCCGACAGAGGTTTTCCATGATATATAAAAGGGTCAAAGCGGCTCTTTCGATCATCATGGATTACTTGAAGTGATTTCCGTATTTTGTTTACAGTTGCTTCACGATCAGCTATGTGATTCTCTATTCGAACCCGCTTTATCAACCTACAAACCTGTTCGATACTAAGGTCAAAAGCGAAACCCGTCAAATTCCGGATACGCAGTAAGGTTTCAGGTTGAAGTCTTTCCATTAAGTTTCGTTGCAAACTCACATTGTCTTGTACTGTATCAAGCAATTGATTCAAACACTCCTGTTGTTCCAGAAGGCGGTTTATCATACTCTTAAACCATTTGAATAGTGCTATCATCATAGCTGCTGAAAGCAAAAGAAAAAATGCAGCACTCACAGCCATCATGCCATAGTCACTAATGCCTTTAGCCACCTCCGTTACATGTTGCACTTCCGTCATACGATAGTTCTCACTAATTGTCCTACACACGTTCCGGCCACTGTTAAGCCGAAATCTATCCAGTCCCAATTGCCACCATATGCCTTGTCTTTATACTCCAAAGCACCTGCAGTAAGTACACCTGCATAGGTTGCAGAAAACCAATCAAACGCACAAATACCGATACCAAATCCCCCAACAAGATGTTTCCACCTGTTGCTTTGCGCAAGCCATTCAATCAATTTTTTCTTCATTCTTGTCTATTTTATATTAAACACTGTCCAATCTACACTGTCTTTTTCTTTCCAACCATTTTGAACAGTTTCTATCACATACAGGCTCATTGCCTGGGAGAATGAGATAAATTCATCTACACTCTCGAAGGTATAGTAGATGGGAGTACCATCTTCCTGTTCATTGATTTTTAGGGTAAGTGGATATGGAATATTTTTGTTACGTTCTATAGCAGCAAAATTCAATTGATTTTCAGCAGATAGGTATATCGGCTTTTCATTCCATATAAAGCCGTTCACGATCTTCTCCTGCGTGGCAGTATTTATAGTAGAGATAATAAGTTCCTTAACCTCGGAAAGTGTTGGACTGTGGTCAAATGTATGTCGGTACTCCCAACCTCTTTCACTTGCCTCATCATCCTTTCCAAAGCCATAAAATAATATCCATTTGGTTCGGCCTGTATGTATAAGCCCATCCTGCCGCTGCTTTGTGCCGTAAATCTTTTCCATCTTTATGAATTTTGATTTTCAACAAAAGTAGCGGATGAGATGCGGATTCGTATGTTATCTTTTACCTGTTAGGTGAAATTATATTTTCGTTTACCTCCGTCAAAAACTTCACCTTTAATTATTGTCTCAAACGGAAAACCATCCTCAATGTCACTGACTTGATCTAAAATTCCCTTCATTTCCGCTGAAGCCGTAAAGAACTTTCCCCATTCTTGTTTAGCAGGATTACGAAATGATACCAAATATCTGTTCTCACCTTCCTTAGTGTCTATACCAGTTTCAAAATCATGTATTTCAATAGGAATGTTTACTATATCACTCAATCGTGTTACTTTACCTGGAAAGCGTTTCTTTCCGTCAGCTGGGGTGTATGTTACACCCATTTCTGAAAATTTCTTCATATTCTTTTTTGTAAGTATATAAAATAGATGCTTGCAATCGGCATGGCAAGCCATACCCTTAAATGATCCAATTATTTGTTGTCTACGCTTTCGGGATTTCAACTTAGACAGTTTTCTAGCAGCATTTACTTTTATCCGTTTCCTTAACAGAGTATGGCTACCATAATTTACATACCCAAGAGCATCCATACCAGCAGATATAGGGGCAACTCTCTCACTTGATTTTATCGTAAGCCCCATCTTATCTGCTTCGATGTGCAAGCAGTCACGTAACCTCCACAACTCGCGTTTACTTTCTCCAAGAATAAAAATGTCATCGCAGAATCGAAAGTAATATCTTGCTCCATGCACATCAATCATCCGGTGGTCAATATCATTGTGATAAAGATTACCGAGGAATTGAGATGATCGCAATCCCTTACTGATACCACATTCTCCATCAGGATAGAGTGCCTTCACAAAATTTTCAAGAATGGGCAAAAGAAGAGGATCGCCTACATATCTTTTAATAATAGAAATTAAAGTTTCGTGATTAATACTGTCATAATATCCTTTGTAGTCGCTTTGATAGTAATATTTGAGATTAGGATTTTCTGCCATTGCAGCTTGTATCTGATGAAACAACCCATGCGGTCCACGTCCTTGTATGGAAGCAGCGGTAGTTTCTATCAATAAAGAAGAAAGTCGATTTTCCAACGGTTCCATAATAGCATTACTCCCAATGCGTTCTATTACCGAAGGAGCTTGTACTGTTCTTACTTTCGGGCCGTCTTCAGTAAGAAATGATTTAAGGTTCTTGATACGGAATGTACCATTACCAATCTGGTTCTTCAACGTTTCAAATATTTTTCCTTTATTTGCCACATAACGAATCATTCTTGGAGAACATTCGATACCGTCTATGATAGTTTTCGGCATAGACCTGTTCCCATTTCGAGCATCTGCATTTCGTAGATTCGCCATGACACGCTTAAATGAGCGTTCCAGATTTTCGTCTGAAATAATTTCCGGTATAAGGTTATATAACGGATAACTGACCAGAGGTATATTTCCGGTCAGTTTAAATAAAT